CATGGCGTTCTTGCGGGCCTCAGCGTCTGCCGCAGCGTGCGCAACCTTGACCTGCTTGTCCTTCAGGGCCTTGACCATGGCGGCGAAGCGGGGGAAATCATCCTTGTCCAGACCGGCGGCCTCCTTCGCGAGGGCCTCCCAGCGCTCGCACTTGGGCTGGAAGATCTCGACAATCTTCGATTCGGTGTTGATTTCCTTGGCCTCAAGGTAGGAGGCGAGGGCGTAGGCACCCTTCTCAGCGGCCTCAAAGAGGTCTGTGCTGGCCTTCAGGGCCTTGGTGGTGTTCTCGACGTAGCGCTTCACGCAGGTCTCGCTCACGCCCTTGGCCTTGAGTGCAGCGCGGAACTCGGCGGACACCTTGCGGTTCCAGTCGCCCATGCCCCACGTAGCGACGGCGCACATGAGCGCCACGTAGGAGTCAACCTTGCGGCCGGTGTTGCCCTTGGTCAGTTCCTTGGCCTCCGCGCTCAGGCCCTTGGAGGTGTCCTCATTCGCGGCGATGTGAGCGACTACGGTGGCGACGGTCAGGGTGTTGGTCATGGTGTTCTCTCCTGCGGCTGCGCCGCATTTCCGTGCAGCCCCACGGCGGGTTGCCCATATGGGCAGGTAGGGCGATGCGCCCTGCACACGCCCCCATGAGGGCATGAGCGGGAGGCATCGGAGGTTCAATTGAACCCCCGTTCCCCTCAGAGATAGCGGCCCGTCGGCCCCATGGGCAGCGCCCCGGGCTTGGCCTTGTGCAATTCGTTCGAGCCCCGCGCCGCCTTGGTCGGACCTTGCGTCACGATCACGGTCCCCATGTTCACGGGCAGGGGGTTGGCTGCGCGGTCACGCTTGCGCTGCGCATCGAGCAGCGCATAGTGTCCACGGCCATGCTTGCCAGTGACGGTGCGGACATGCAGCGCCCAAGCATCCAAGCAGGTGTGCTTGCCCTTGGGCAATTGTGAGCGGGGTGCTCGCGCCATGTGATCCTCCACGAATGTGCAACCTTCGGACACCCCGCCTTGCGGGGGGTCTGAGGGTGACACCACAACACCGTACCGGATAAGCCTCCGGTAGCGTCCCGTTCCTCACGGGGTTCCTAGGGGTGGCCTTGTCGTACATTGCGGGTTGTCACGCCGCGCCGCCGGTACATACCCATACCTAAGGTGTTGTCGTACAAGCTCATGCCGCTCAGGGGCTGATCACACTACACCCCGGCTGGCTTGTCTTGCCGGGGACAACCGGTGTTCGCCGATTGCCCAATCATAAAAGCATATCCCCTCACCAAAAGCAAGCACTTTTTTATACGTAGTATAGGGGGTCAAAAAAGGGGCCGAATCGAAAATAGTTTTCAGAAAACCATGGGACGCTTCAGGTCTCACCACTTGTCACTTGCGCGCATAATGCGCAAGCGCATAATGCGAGGCTCAAGGGTTCAAATGAACTGTTCACCATTCGTTCCATCGGGATCATGCGAGCGCAAGCGAGGGAAGGCTCATGAGCACACGTAAGCGCACACATCCACCCACAGTTCCGCTCATGCTAGGCAAGCGCACGCGAGGGCCAGTGCTCCCAGATGGGCTCACAAGCGCCCAAGGCGCGTTCGCTCAGCATGTGAGCGAGGGCCTGAGCCTGAGCGAGGCTTTCCGCCTGAGCCATCAGGCGGGGAACATGAAACCTGCCACGATACATAACAGGGCATCGGCCCTGTACGGGAAACCGGAGGTTCAAGCGAGGGTCGCGCAGATCCGCGAGGCCAAACGCAGGGGATCGCTGCATGACGCCGCTCGAGCGCTTGAGTATGCCCTCGTACGCTTGCAGCGCGAGGCTGAGGGCGCTGAGACAGACGGGGCGCGGATCCGGGCCATCGAACTGATCATGCGACACCACGGGTTACTATCGGATCAGCCCAAGGCCGGACCGGATCCCCTCGCAAGCATGAGCGCTGCGGATCTGCGCCAGCGCATACAGGAGCGCCTGCTTGCGGCGCTTGGACCGGTGATCGACGGTTCAATTGAACCTACGTCTAGCTAAAGCTAGGGGGTCGCGTCATGCGCTAGCGCTATGTGCAGGTACGTGCAGCAGCGTGTGCGGGCGCCAGTGCGTGCGCTTGCGCATCATGCAGCGCGTGCGTGCGCCGCCGTGCGTGAGCGCCTGCGGGCGCGTGCAAGGGCAGGCACCCCCCTCAGCCCCCACCCCGCCCCTACCCCCCGCGCCAAGCGCCGTGCGCCACGCCACGCCTACATACTATTCCACACCAACAATCCACATTTTCCACAATAGGGGGGGGTATCACCCCCACCCCCTCTCAACCTTTGGACCCATTCAGGGGTTCCTTATTATAGGTCATCCAGAAATTCTACATTTTCTACCAAATCATGTACCAAATTTTCCCAAATAGCCCAAATACCCCGTATTTTACCTACCGTAGGTTGAATTTGACCAAAATATCCCAGAAACCTTGACCAATATTGCCTATTTGTTCATATATTAGGCTCAACAGGAGGAAGCCATGACCCCAAAGGGACTTGAGATCGTGAAGTTGGTTCATGCCTACTGGTTTCACCACCAGATGGGGCCAACCTTGAATGAGCTTTGTGTTGTCACTGGCATCAAGAACAAGTCTGGCGTCCATGCTAGGGTTATGAGGCTTATTCAGGCTGGATGGCTGGCAAAAACCAGCAGGGAGCGTAGGGGAATATACCTCACACCCAAGGGCGCAGCCCTTTGTAAGAACAGCGTGTATGTGGAGAAAGCTCCTCCTGCTCCGGGGGGGAATGTTGACCGCAAAAAAGCTCTTGACAGTGAACCGTCAATCCCCCCCAATGTGGTATAGTCAACTAAAGACGACTAAACGCCAGTAACATGGTGCAACCAACAGGCCCGCCTCAAGCGGGCCTTTATTGTTTGGTATATGGACGCAGCTCGTAAGCACCTAGACCGCATAGCTTCTCTCCCGCTGCATGAGCAGCGTGAGATCCTAGCCCTCCTCACCAAGTTGGAAGAGGTAGAATCTAGGGAGAAGTCCCGTGAGAAGTTCATGGACTTTACCAAGCAGGTCTGGCCGGGGTTTATTGAGGGTGAGCATCACGCCATCATGGCAGATGCTTTCCAGAGGGTGGCAGATGGCAAGCTGAAGCGCTTGATCATCAACATGCCGCCTCGTCATACCAAGTCAGAGTTTGCTTCTTACCTCCTGCCTGCATGGTTTCTTGGCCGGTTCCCGGACAAGAAGGTCATTCAGGCATCTCACACTGCTGAACTGGCAGTTGGCTTTGGCCGTAAGGTGAGGAACTTGGTGGGCAGTGAACTCTACCAGACCATATTCCCGGGTGTCGGCCTCAAGGCCGACAACAAGGCTTCTGGTCGCTGGGGAACAACGATGAACGGTGAATACTTTGCCGTTGGCGTTGGAGGTGCTGTCACTGGTAAGGGTGCTGACATCCTGATCATTGACGACCCTCACTCAGAGCAAGAAGCCAAGATTGCTGAGCACCAGCCCGAAGTGTTTGACGGTGTCTATGAGTGGTACACCTCAGGCCCTCGTCAGCGCCTCCAGCCGGGAGGCGCGATCATCATTGTGATGACGCGCTGGGCAAAGAGAGATTTGACTGGGCAGATCATTAAGGCTGCCACAGAACGTGAGGGTTCTGACGAGTGGGAGATTATTGAGCTTCCTGCCATCATGCCCTCAGGTAGGCCGCTATGGCCGGAATTTTGGTCACTAGACGAGTTATCGACGCTCCAAGCTGAGCTTCCTCTGTCTAAGTGGCAGGCACAGTACCAGCAGCAGCCAACCTCTGAAGAGGGCGCTCTGGTCAAGAGAGACTGGTGGAATGTATGGCAGGGGTCTTCGCCCCCTGCATGCGAGTTCATCATCCAGTCTTGGGATACAGCGTTTGAGAAGACGCAACGGGCCGACTATTCGGCCTGCACAACGTGGGGTGTGTTCTACCATCCAGATGATGATGGGAAGATGCAGCCCAACATCATACTGATTGATGCGTTCAAGGAGCGGATGGAGTTCCCTGACCTCAAGGTGAAAGCCTTTGAGTTGTACAAGGAATACAACCCAGATGCCTTCATCGTTGAGAAGAAGGCCGCTGGCGCGCCCTTGATCTATGAATTGCGTGCAATGGGCATTCCGGTATCTGAGTTCACCCCGACTCGTGGGCAGGACAAGATAGTCCGCGTAAATGCTGTCTCTGACCTCTTTAGCTCCGGCATGGTGTGGGCTCCACCCACTCGCTGGGCAGAAGAGGTTGTTGAGGAGTTTGCATCGTTCCCATCAGGGGAACATGACGATCTGGTCGATAGCTCTACACAGGCTTTGCTTCGGTTCCGGCAGGGTGGATTTCTCCGCTTGCCGTCCGATGAAGAAGAGGCTGTGAAAGTTAATCGCAAGTATGAATATTACTGAGGAGGTTATGTATGGCGGTGCATCGCGCAGTTACGGCTGAGACATTGCCGAACGGCGAAGCTCTGACCGTTGAGGAGCTTCAGATCGAGGTGCCGTCAGGCACCACATCTGAGGACACCGGAGACGGCGGCGTCATCATTACCTTTGGGTCTGACGAAAGTTCAATTGAACCTTTGATGGCCGAGCATGATGCAAACCTTGTTGACTACATGGACGATGGCGACATTGCCATGGTCGTCTCTGAGCTTTCGTCTCAGTACGATGCGGACAAGAACAGCCGTCAGGACTGGGAACGCGCCTATGTTAAGGGCCTTGAGTTTCTGGGGACGCGGTTTGAAGAGCGCACCATGCCGTGGGCAGGTGCTTGTGGCGTGTATCATCCGATTCTGTCTGAAGCTGCTATGCGCTTTCAGGCCAATGCCATCATGGAGATCTTTCCGGCAGGCGGTCCTGTAAGGACTGAGGTGATTGGCAAGCTGAC